TCAACCAAAACCCTCTCAACCTCCAGAGGGATTTGATGCTTTTAGAAAAAAATACTTGAATAAAAAAGATGATAAAAAAATCGAAGAGGGGAACAAAAGTGGTGATTCTTCTCTGCGTGACTGGTTTAGCAAGAGTCGCTCTTCTGATGGCACCCCTGGTTGGGTTCAACTGGGTGGTAAATACGCAGGAAAACCCTGTGCAAGACAACCAGGACAAAAGACCAAACCCAAGTGTGGTTCTTCAAAAATGAAGCGCAACCTCTCCAAGAAAGAAGAGGATAGTGCATTCAGAAGGAAGAATCGACAGGATGGTAATCCAGATCGTAAGGGTAAAGCAATTAACGTCGCTACCGAAAAGAAGAGGAAGAAGAAATGAAATCATTCCAAGAATTTATGGGCGAAGAGTCCAACTTCAAACAACGAGATAAAGTAATGAAGAAGCATGGTGCTCGTTTGAGGAGTCTTGCTAGACAACTTCATAAAGGAGATACAAAAGGTGATGTTAATGAAAACGTAAACATATCTGGTAATGTCAATGGTAATATATACGTAAATTCTCAACAAGAACAACCACAAGAAGTTGGTGAGAATTATGTTGCTGACGTAATGTGGAAAGGAAGTCTATATAGACTTGAGATGGTTACTAAAACTGGTCTACCATCAAAAAGAGAATTAGGTGAACAACTTCAGCAAGAATATCCAGGAGCTATTGTACATAACATTTATCCAGTAGAAGAAAAGAATTTTAATATCAAAAATGCACAGAGGTATCATCCCTCAAAACTAGAATGGATTGATTGATTCATGGCACAGTGGAATAAGACTACACAGGACTTCCTAAACCAAGAGAGAAGTCTCTTTGAGGTTTATAATATCGCAGATCACTGGGGAAACCAAACAGACTGGAGGCCTCAGTTTTCTGACAATAACAGACTAAAGGTTGCTCCTTTCCAAACAGTCTTCTTCAATACTTTCCAGTATGGTAAAGAGACTGATGTTTGGGATGAGAGTTTAGTTGGTATTGCAACTGCTACCCATAATGCCAGTTCCAGTAATGTGGTTATGGAAGTTGGTTCTACTGCTGGTAGTAAGGTTGTCAGACAGACTAGACAGGTAATGAGATATATTCCTGGTAGACCAGCAACTCTCGCATTTGCAATTCGTCTAGAAGCACCACAAGTCGGTATTCGCAGAAGATTTGGATTGTTTAATGAGACTGATGGTGCTTACTTTGAGGATGATGGAGGAACATATTCTTATGTAATTCGCAGCAGTGCAACTGGTATCACTACAGAAACAAGAGTAACCAGAGAAAACTGGAATGGTGAAAAGTTTGATGGTAATGGATACACTGGTGTAACTGCTGATGCGGCAAAACAGCAGATGATTTCCATTAACTATGAATGGTATGGTGCAGGTGGTGTAAGATTTAATTGGTTAATGAAAAATGAGACTATTGTTAGTCATGAATTTGAGAACTCAAATGTCAATGATTTAGTTTGGTGTAGAAGTCCATTCCTTCCAATTCGTTGTGAGATTGAGAATGTAACTGGAGTTGCTGGAACTCATTATCTCTATCAAGGTTCTAACTCTCTGATCCAAGAAGGTGAACCAGAAAAACTTGGTACTTTGTTGAGTGTCTCGAATGACATCACTGGAACAACGATGCCTCTTGCAAACACTTTCTATCCAATCATCAGTTTGCGTCTTAAGTCAGATCAACTTCAGGCAGTTATGTTACTGAGATCTCTGCAGGCAGTAACGAACGATAACACGAATGTCTATTGGAGACTTTACCAGAACTCAACTTTGACTGGTGCGAGTTGGACAGATCATCCAGATCCAAACTCCTTTATGCAATATGATACTACAGCAACTGCACTCACTGGAGGACAAGCACTTCTCTCGGGATTTACGATTTCTGGTGGTGCCTCTCTGGTTAATGTTGATGATAAAGCAGCACTGCAGATTGGAAGAACTGGTATTGGCACAATCAGTGATACTTACACTCTTGCTTGTGCATCTCCCAACACCAATAAAGCAGCACTTGCGGTACTTAACTGGATTGAACAAAGGTAATAAATAGAAAAAAGATTTTGTAAAAATGTCCATCAAAATAAAAACTGGTATTACCACCGTTGGAACTTCGGGGACTGACTTTGATGGTCAGACTGAAATTCTATTCCAGATTGCAAGTTCTTCTGGTTTATCTTCTTGCACTGTTATTAGAACAGACTCCGCAAGTAATGAAATTGGTCGTCTGAATATTATGGCGGTCAGTGAAGTCGCTGAGGTAGTTCTTAGAAAGGATCCTACTGATCTGTTTAAAACTGCATCTGGAACAATTGAAGGTGTAGGAATCGCAATTTATTGAGTAATTCATGGCTGTTGATCATTATCTTGGTAATCCGCTTCTAAAAAAAGCAAATACAACTCAAGAATTTACAGAAGAACAAGTTCTTGAGTTTGCAAAGTGTATTGATGATCCAGTCTACTTTGCAATGAACTATATCCAGATTGTTACTCTGGACTATGGTTTGCAGAATTTTAGACCTTACGAATTCCAAAAGGTTATGTTGGATAGATTCCACCATAACCGATTTAACATATGCAAACTACCGAGACAGTCTGGTAAGTCAACCATTGTTGTATCTTACCTTCTTCATTATGCAATCTTCAACGACAACGTAAATATTGCAATCCTTGCTAACAAGGCATCTACTGCTAAAGACCTGTTAGATAGATTGCAGACTGCATATGAGAATTTACCTCGCTGGTTACAGCAGGGTGTTTTGACCTGGAACAAAGCATCTCTTGAATTAGAGAACGGGTCAAAGATTATTGCTGCATCTACATCTGCATCTGCAGTTCGTGGTGGATCTTATAACATCATCTTCCTGGACGAATTTGCGTTCGTTGCAAACCACATTGCTGATCAGTTCTTCAGTTCAGTATATCCTACAATTTCATCTGGTAAGAACACTAAAGTTATTATCGTGAGCACGCCTCACGGTATGAATCACTTCTATAAACTCTGGCATGATGCAGAGCGAGAGAAGAACGAATATATTCCAACAGAAGTTCACTGGAGTGATGTTCCAGGTAGAGATGAGAAGTGGAAGAAGCAGACGATTGCAAACACCTCTGAACAGCAGTTCAAAGTTGAGTTTGAGTGCGAATTTCTAGGATCTGTTGATACTCTGATTGCTCCAAGCAAATTAAGAACGATGGTTTATGAGCAACCATCAATATCACACCAAGGATTAGACGTATTTACAGATGTAATACAAGATCACAATTATGTAATCTCTGTTGACGTTGCAAGAGGAGTCGGTGGTGACTATTCTGCATTTACTGTTATTGACATCACATCATTCCCACACCAATTAGTATGTAAGTATAGGAATAATGAAATCAAACCGATGCTATTCCCCAGCATCATTAAAGAAGTAGCGGATAATTATAATAAAGCATATGTATTATGTGAAGTCAATGATGTTGGTGATCAGGTTGCTGCAATTCTAAACTTTGATTTAGAATATGAGAATGTTCTGATGTGTTCTATGAGAGGCAGAGCAGGACAGATTGTTGGTCAAGGATTCTCTGGTAAAAAGACACAACTTGGTGTCAAGATGTCTAAGACTGTTAAGAAAGTTGGATGCTTGAACCTTAAGACTTTGATTGAAGAAGATAAGTTGATCTTCAAGGATTATGATGTCATTGCAGAACTTACTACCTTCATTCAAAAGCATAATTCATTTGAGGCGGAAGATGGATGTAATGATGACTTGGCGATGTGTCTGGTTATCTATGCTTGGTTAGTTCAACAAGATTACTTTAAAGAATTAACTGATCAGGATGTTCGTAAGAGATTATATGAAGAGCAGAAAAACCAAATAGAGCAAGACATGGCACCATTTGGTTTTATTGAAGATGGTTTAGATTCAACTTCATTTGTAGATGCAGACGGTGATCGTTGGCATACAGATGAGTATGGCGATATGTCTTACATGTGGGACTATAGATAATGGATACCAAACGTCAGGTTATAAACCTAATAAAGATTGTCATTCTATTCCAGTTAGGAATAGTTGGCGTAACTATAGTAGGATGCTTCCTTCCCATGGTCAATAAATGTGACTCTGACACTAAACAGCACATTGCTAATATGATGACAGTTATTACAACATCAACGTTTGCATTGTATGCAGCAGAAAAATAATGGACTTAGATGATCAGGTAAAATTTGGCCATCTACTTCTTCACGACAGGAAGTGCAGAACTTGTGGTGAGAGGAAGAATCTCATAGAAGGATTTTACAGAACTAGGAAGGATCGAGGAGCGATTCCATCATCATTCTCATATGAATGTAAGGACTGTACAAAAAAGAGAATTGTTGTAAGTAGAATGACAAATAGTGTATTTGATCGGTGGGAGTATCCAGATTGGTAGTTCACGCTGAAATTCCCCGCGTAAATGCCCTTTTTCCTAAATATTTTCAGATAAACTGAGACTTACAAGGAGACAGAATCCATGGCGACTCCTCAATTATCTCCTGGTGTATTAACTAGAGAGGTTGACTTAACCGTAGGAAGAGCTGAAAACGTTCTTGATAATATTGGAGGTATTGCGGGTCCTTTTGAGCGTGGACCTGTTAATGAACCAATCACGGTATCTACCGAGCAAGAATTCATCAACAACTTCGGCAAACCAAAAACAGAGGACAATCAGTATGAGTACTGGATGTCTGGATCTGCATATCTGCAGTACGGTGGTATCCTCAAAGTAGTTCGTACCGATGGAGCAAACCTGTCCAATGCTAACGTTGGTATTGGAACATCCGCACTGTCAGACACAAAGATCAAGAATTTTGATGACTACAATAGCAACTATGCTACTGCAGCATCTAACTTCTACTATGCAGCGAAGAACCCAGGAACTTGGGCAAACAACCTTAAGATTTGCGTCATTGACGACTTAGGTGACCAAATCCTCGGTATTGGAACAACTTCTGGTGCTTCTGTTGGTGCTCAAGTTGGTTACGGTGTCACCGTTGACATCAGTGGACAGGTAATTCCTGGACTTGGATCAACTGAATCCTTTACTGGATATCTGAAGGGAGTCGTAACTCAAGTTATTGATACTCCAGAGATTGGATTAACTGCAATTACTGTTAAGATTCACTCCAGAGTATCTACTGGTGGTACACAACCTGGAAGACATTATAGAGTTAACTATACTGAGAATAGTGCATATTCTTCCTTCCTGAAAGGTCAAAGAATCAGCTTCATCGACAACAATGGATTAGTTGCTTCTCCAGTAGACTCTATCTCTACAGTTGGAATCACTACATCTACTCCTATTAACGGTGAGCAAGGACAAACCTATGCTGGTGTAGGAGGAACTGCATCTGGTGCTGGTAGTCAGGCAACTTTCAACATTACAAGAAACAATACCGATGGTAATGTAGATTCCTCTGGTGTCGTACTGGTAAATGCTGGTTTAGGATACACTGTAGGTGAGACAGTATCTATCGGTGGTTCCTCTGTTGGTGGTTTTGACCTCCATCAAGGTGCTATTAAGACAATCGGTCTTACAACTTCCACTACTGTCCCTGCAGCATCTAATGGAGTATACCTGAGTGTTGCTGGCGTAAGCACAGTTGGTTCTGGCATCTCCTTTAACGTCTACAGAGATGTATCTGGTGGAATTGGAACTGTAACCGCAACTAACACTGGTCTTGCATATGCAAACGGTGGTACAGTTACTATCCCAGGTAATGTGATTGGTGGTGTCACCCCAGGTGATGACGCTACGATGACAATCTCTGCACTTAGAGATGATAAGATTGTTCTTGAAATTACTCAAGCAGATTCTAGAGTTGAAATTGCTGGTGTTGATGACTGGTACAATTCTCAAACATTAGGTTTGGATAACAGTCAAATCTTCTGGAGCACACTTGCACCAAAACCAGGAACTTCTGCATATGCTGCTGAGCGTAATTCTGAAAATGATGAGTTGCACGTCGTTGTTGTTGACGATGATGGATCTGTAACTGGTGTAAGAGGTAACATCCTTGAGAAGCACGTTGCTCTGTCTAAGGCAAAAGATGCAGTATCTCAGGTCAATTCTCCTCAAAAGATCTGGTATAAGAATTATCTAGCAAACTTCTCAGAATATCTCTACGCTGGAGGTAATCAGAGTACAACTAACGATAATTATCACAATACCTTCCCAACATCTACTGTATTCGTTGAAGCAGCAACTGCAACCATTTATCAGGGTGCAGATCCAGCAACAACATTCAGCGTTCCATCTGCTATCTCAGATCTTCAATGGGATAAAGATGCACAGGGACAGACCTTTAGTTCTATTGGTCGTGCTTCATATGTTCTTGAGAATGGTAAAAATTACACTTCTCAAGGTAATCTGAAGGCATCTCTTGGAGATGTAATCACAGCATACGATCTCTTTAATAACAAAGAGGATGTTGCAGTTGATTATCTCATCATGGGTCCTGGTTGTGATTCAATTACTGATAGCCAAGCAAAAGCAAATCGTTTGATCTCTATCGCAGATGGTAGAAAGGATTGTGTTGCGGTAATCTCTCCACATAGAGCATCTATCGTAGACCTTACAAATCCATCTGTACAGACAAACAATCTGCTTCAGTTCTTCGGACCACTAACTTCTTCATCTTATGCAATCTTTGATAGTGGTTATAAGTACACCTATGACAGATTTAACAACCTCTTCCGTTATGTACCATGCAATGCAGACATTGCTGGTTTGATGTGCCGCACAAATATCATTGCATACCCATGGTTCTCCCCAGCGGGTCAGCAAAGAGGTATTATCAAGAATGCAATTAAACTTGCATACAATCCTGATAAGGCACAAAGAGACGCGCTGTATTCTGCAAGAATTAACTCTGTTGTTAATCAGTCTGGTGCAGGTGTACTCCTCTTTGGTGATAAGACCGCGCTCGCATATGCATCCGCATTCGATAGAATCAATGTTCGCCGCCTGTTCCTCACAGTTGAGCAATCTCTGCAGAGAGCAGCGGAAGCACAACTCTTTGAATTCAACGATCAAATCACAAGATCTAACTTCGTGAACATCG